GGCTCTTTGGATAAATCCGTGGTTAACTCGGTTAAATCTTCGGTTAAAAACTGGTATGCCTGGCGGCAGAAGTTAATAGCCTTTTCGTCCTGCTCGTATGCGAACTTATCTAAAAGCTGCATCTTTAATTCTAATTTATCCATCGCTACTTTAATTTAAATATTTTAGTTGTGACTTCACCGCGTAGTAATTGCTTTCTGCTGCTAGGTTGTTGGCTTCTTCGCCTTCGGGGCTTAATACGTCTTCGCTTACCATAGATCCGAAGTCATGTATAAAGCATAAAAACTTCGTGCCGTTGGAAAGCTCCACGATATACGGCCTGTCTGTGTCGTCGCCGAAGTGTCCGTGCTCACAGATACCGCAGCTTACTGTATAATTAGGGTTAAACTCTATAGTACCGCATTTGGCGGTCCATACTCTTTCGCCGTAACGCTTGATAGCAGCGTAACGGAAGCGCAAAAACTTTTTAGTAAATTGCTGTTGTGTATTATTCATAATTTAATCTTTGAGGTAGTATGGTGTTGTGTATCCAGCGCCTTTCAGCGGCAGATCCTTACACCATTCTATCGGGTTACTAAATATCTTTGTTACGTCCTCCAGTGTCTGCCCTGGCTGCGCCTCTACTATAATCTCGTCATGTATATGGAAGACTATATGCAGCCCGGCAGCCTCAGCCCGTAATATTACAAGGCCCAGTATATCACGTGCCACGCTCTGTACTATATTCTCAGTCAGTTTACCGCCGTAGGTTCTTATTTTTTCCCACTTCTTAGTATTCTGGTTGAGTCCTTCGTACTCTATTATCTCGTGGTCGCCTCTCCATCCGTCGCCGTGTTCTATGCCGACAGTAGCGCGCGGGTAGCATATACATCTGCCGGAAGGCAGCGTTATAGTCAGCATTCCCCATCGCTTCTCTACATTAATACCGCGATTAATAGGGCAACTTTCGCCGTATTTAAGCGCCATAATTGCAGCCCGTTCTATGATAGCCCAAAATTTGACTATGCGCGGGTTAGCATTGCGCCACTTAACTACTATATCCTTTTCCTCGGCTTCGGTCAGTCCCAGACGGCTACCGCCCATCGCTTCCAAAGCTGAGGTACCGCCGCCGTATCCCAGTGCCAGTACGGCTACTTTACCCTTTTGCCGTAATTCGGCATTACGTCCGTGCTTCTCTACGGGTACACCAAACATCTGCGAAGCGGTGGCACAGTAAATATCGCCGCCCTTTCTAAAGACATCCAGTACCCATTCTTCGCCCGCCAGCCACGCGATTACGCGGGCCTCTATAGCTGAGAAGTCGCAGACATGGAAGGTACAGCCGGGCTTGGCCACGAAGGCCGTACGTATCAATTCTGACAGTACCTGTGTCGGGTTGCTGTAGTTCTGCTCGAAGTCTTCCAGGTCTCCGGCTTTTACCAGGCTACGGGCATAGTCAAGGTCGGCTAAATGATTCTGCGGCAGATTTTGCACCTGCACCAGTCTGCCTGCCCATCGTCCTGTCCTGGCAGCTCCGCAGAATTGTAGCAGCCCGTGTATGCGTCCGTCCCGGCATACGCACTCCTGCATAGCACTGTATTTTTTATTACTGGTCTTGCCCATTTCGCGCCGTATGCTCAGTACCTTCTGCGCCTTTGGCCAGTATACCAGCTGTACTTCCAGGTCGTCCAGGTTCTTTTTATTCAGCGTATCTATGGTTAGTCCGGTATGCTCAGATAGGTACTGCTTAATCTGCGCCGGGCTATTAGGGTTCTCCAGCCCTGTAAGCTTTTGCGCATCTTTCAGCAGCTCGGCTTTGTATTCATTGTCGAAGCGTGCGGCATTATCCACCAGCTGCGTGTCGATCATAACGCCGCGGTCGTTAATACGTTGGTCTGTTGTGTATAGTTCTTCATCGAAGGCCGCCGGTTCCAGGCGTCGTACCTTTGCCAGTATCGCCTGCTCTACATCGACATCGCGTATATTGTACTGCTTGAAGACAGCCCATTTATCCGGTGCGTCGTCCGGTAGGTGTCGCTTGCCTTTGGTAGGTACAGAAAAATAGCGTATCAAGGCTGCGCCCTCCTTCATTTTACCATCCGCCAGCCTCAATACTTCGCCACATTGACCCAGTGACAGCGGTAGGCCCATACGTGCAGCACGTACCATAGTGCAGCGCCACTGCGCGGGGTCCATCAGGGGCCATCCAAAGTAGGCAGATATGCAGACGCGCTCGAAGGCTGCATTAAAGGCAGTCTTGACCACGGCAGGATCGCGCAGCGCCAGCATTACTTCTGCCGGTAGCTCTTCGCCCATAGCAAAGTCACAGCAGATAGCTGGCGCGCCGTCTATGCTGTAGGCAAATAGCAATATCGTAAAGTCGTCGGCTTCTACGTACTTGTAGACGCCGCAGCTTTTAAGATCATTACTACTGTAGGTCTCTATATCTATGCCTAGCTCCTTCATTGTTAGTCTTCTCTGAGGTCGTTATATCGCATTTTTAGATTTATCACTGTGCGAAGTAGCAGGGCGTCTGAGGCTCCCTGTATGCGCCCGATAACAAATGCTATGGCGCCATTGGCCAGCACTGCGTCAATATTGCGTTCGGGGTTGTAGTCTTCGTTATTTTGTTTGGCTGTTTCCATCCAGGTAGCAGCCGTTATCATAAGGTCTGCCAGCTCGTCGAAGTCGGTGTTATGTATGTACATATCGTAGTACTGCATAAAGTTGTCGTTATCAGCCATATAGATAGCCTTATTTACTTCGTCAGCCTGCGTCTGTCTGTAGGTATCTACTGCCTGCCAGTATTCCTTCAGTTCCTGTCCTATGGCCTCAGCGCAGCCTATAAAGCCCACGCTTTTACCGCGTCTTACGGCAGCTGTGTAGCAGCGTGCCGATATGCTGTTTATTAATTGATTCATAATTGAAAATTAAAAAAATGCGCCCGTACTGGCGTCCCACCGGCACGGGCGCTGCTTAACTAAACCTAAATTTATAACTAGTTTATGAACATGAAAACAGATTACAAATCGTCATCGTCCTCGGTGTCCAGATCGGCAAAATCGCTTTCGGCAGAAGCACGTCCGCCCAGGTGTTCGCCGTCCTTAAACTTCATCACGTTATTAAGCCCACAAGCTATACCGCGGTTACCGTTCTGGTCGTATGCGTAGAAGGTTACGCTGAGTATGGCATATACACCGCTGTATATTTCGTCCTCATCGGTGATAGGCGCTTTTTGGCGGTCCACAATACCGGGGCGTGTCTTGCTCTTCGCATTAACGAAGTAGTGGCCCAGGTATATATCGTCGTCCTCCTTATCGGTGTCGCCATCGTGTAGCGGTTGCTCCAGCTTCTTAGGTTCTTTGCCGGACCACTTAGATACGATACCTGCTTTCTTTGCAGCCTCGATAGCTTGCTGGATAGCCTTTACTGTTTCCTTCTCATTTTTGGGGATCAGGGCATTAGTCTGGTACTTACCGTCGGACTGGTCGCCGTTAGGGTTGTACTTGTTGAATAGGTGTGTATAGCTCAGTCTTACCGGGCCAAATACTACTTTACTGTCTTTAACGATAGGTGTTATCATATATCATATATTTAACGTCTCCTAGAATGCGCTAGGCCGTGTTTAATCGTTGTTACTTCTAAATCCGTGGAATGCAATACCGCCTAATATGGCCAGATATAAAGCCCAGAAGGGGTGCCGCATTACGAAGTCTAAAAAATCTGCCATTACTTAATCCTCCAATTTTACGTCCTTAAAGTCGTCGGCTACCGGGTCTATCGCTGGGCGTTTATCGTCCAGTGTCGCCAGCGTCGGCTTGCCGTGCGGCTTGTCGATATATTCGCCGCATAGCGCATTAAACTGCTTTTTGCCTACCAGCTTTTCCAGATCAGTAATAGTGCGTAGCTCCTGCGGCTTGTAAATCTCGGCAGTACTGTAGCCTGCTTTGTTGAGCGCCACTGCGGCTGCATCACTGTCCACTATCTTACGGATACTTCGGCCTTCCACTATTTTATAGCCCGGCAGCTGTACTCCGGATAGCGCCTGCTGTAGTGCGTAGTCCTCGACACCGGCTAGCCAGGTCTTTACTATCGGCAGTAGCGGCAGTATATTCTTTGCTAGCTCAGCAGGACTTAGCAACTTTGCGTCGACATCGGCGGCTTCTACACATTGATTGGCCAGTGCACGGCAGCTGCTCTTTACTTTGCAGAATTGACACCAGATACCCGGCTGCTGAGGTCCTTTGCCGTCGAAGGCTTCCTGCGCTTTTGGTTTCAGCACATTGTCAGCCCATTGTAATAGCTCTGTCTTGTCTATGGCATATTCGCTCAGGTTGTCTATACGCGGCTGTACTATGGTCATGCGTACGCGCTGTATATGAAAGTCAAAGCAAAATTTATCATAGGCACCCAAAGCGTATATCATCATTTGCGGGTTAGCCTCAGCACTTACGCGTACGCCTTTGCCGTACTTGAAGTCTATTACTTCCATAGTTCCGTCTGCTATAATAATAGCGTCGGCGGTTCCGAAGGCGTCGGGCACGTAGTCTTTAAAGTCTAGGCGGGTTTCAATCAGCAGCAGCGCATCACGTGTTACTGAGCGCGCAGCTACATATTTTTCCAGTACTATAGTCTTGTAGACGTCCGTATATTCGTCCATTTCTCCGGTATGGTACTTATTATCCAGCTGTTTTATCTCTTCTACCTCTCCGTCTGTCGGCAGGTTCAAAAAGTCTTTCAGCTTAAGTGCACAGTATGCGTGCGCCAGCGATCCTTCGGCTGCATAATCGCTGCCTTCGTCTTGTATGCCTTCTTCCAGTCGGGGGGCCGCCGTACAGTGTAGCCATCTGTGGGCTGCACTGGGGCTTAATAATGCGTGTGCTCCCATAACTTAAAAAGGTAAAGGCTCTGTTAATTCTCCATTGCTGCCGATTACTACGGCGTCGCATGATTCTATGAACTTCTGGCGGGAGTCGCTGTCCGGTAGTTCGCTTGGCTTCTCGGCTCCTAGCCACGTAGCGGTAGCTTTAAACCACGCCGTTAACGGGCGGTGCCACTTTTGGCGCAGTTCGCTGTCGGTATTAGTCTTGTAGTCTTCGCCTTCGATACGCTGGCGCGTACGGTCCATAGCAGCGCGTACGTCTACCTCTGTGTATTCCTTTGACTTCTCGCTAGCTGCTGGGGCAGGGGCTGGCTCAGGTTCTGCTGCCTGGTCTGTCTTTGGTTCGGCTGCATCCGCATGATCAGTGGGCGCAGTTGCCACTTCGGGCACATTGTTTTTGCTTTCCGCCGGCTGTGTCGTCTGCGGTTCAGCTTTAATCTCTGGTACGCTTACCGTGCTATTTGTCGGTGCGTATTTGTGCAGTATGGCACCTAATAAGGCTGCCAGTTCGGGCGTTACTCCTATTTGCACTTTAACGGTAAATTCTGTTATCATACCGCGTTTTATTTTTTAATTACGTAAAAATTATTAGTCTTATAATCTAATTTGCAGGTGTCGCCGAAGCTGTTAACAAAGGTTTCGCCGTCGGGATTATACTCGCCCAGGTATTCAGTCTTATACAGATACTCATTATAGGCATACATCTGTATAGGCTTATTATATTGTCTGGCTAGTATAAAGCCCTTAACGCGTGCTTCATCAAAGGTTAACTCGGCTCTTAGCACTGTTTCAAAGCCTGCCGTATATGTAAATACTTTCTTCGTATCTCGCATGGTTTCACGGCAGTTAGAAATCTTCGATTAGCTGCTTTAGCTCAGGTATCGTGTCTTTAGCTTTCCAGTGTTTAATCAGTCGGTAAATCAGATAGCCGGCAGCAGCTGCTACAGCTTTAGAAGACAGCAGTACCCATAGCCACTGTATGGTCGTCAGCGTATCCTGCGGTACTACCATTAGTCCGATAATTGCTACTGCCGTTATAATAGTCAGAAGGTAGTAGCGGTAATTTGAAAAAATTGCTTTCATATTCTTATTATTAAAGTTTTTTATAAGTAAATGGCTTCCCAGCATTTTAGTATCTGTTGGCCAGTAGTGTACTTCTGTCGTCCGGCTTTTCGGATCATAAATCGGATACAGCCATTATCTTCCCAGCGCTTTATCGTGTGCCGTTCTACTTTTAGTATCTCGGCAGCCTCTCTCTGGCTGTATCTCCGCTGTGGGTCTATGTCCGGCTTAGTCGCTATCATAGCGGGTAACTGTTAGCTTTAATCCGTCAGTGCTGCATTTATAGCGGCAGCCTTCTAACTTCTGCATCGCGTAGGCGGTGTTCTTTTGGCTCTCCAGGTCGTAGCCGTCAGTGCAAAGCACTGTAATTTCCTCGCGGTCGCGCATCGCCCTTAGACGTCCGCGGGTGATTCTGTCTGTAACTTCTTGTGCCATAATTCAATCTTTACGTTAAAACTTCGTTCGTTTGTTGGTACATTGGGAAAAGTTACCTACCTTTGTGGTTGAGTTTATTAGCGTAGAATTGTTACCACTTCGGTAGGTAGCTTTTCTTGTACCCTTATTTCGTTTGTTCGTTTGTTTGTTGGTGGCAAAGTTAGACGATTTCGGGTAACGCTCCAAATTTTTTTGAATAAAAATACCCGATTTCGTCTATTTTTTTTGAAGTCGGGCTAAAATAAGTCGAAAAAGTCTAAAATTTAGTCTTTATGGATATTCAAGACAAAGAAAATGCAGTGCGTGATCGTGTGAAGCGCTTGCTAAAAGAAAAGGAAATTACAGAAAATGGACTGGCAGATGGTGATACTTCTACCCAAAAACGTCTAAACCGTCAGCTGAGCCACGGCGCAGCCATTACGCTGGATACTCTTCTGCGCATTCTGGATTATTGTCCGGACGTTTCGCCCGATTGGTTAATGCGCGGATCCGGGGATATGTATATTAATAGTGCAGCTGTTGCAGCAAACAAAGTAACCGGACGCCACGCCACGGTCATAGGGCAGCAGGCCACGTTGTCGGAAGACTTCGTACGTGATCTGCTGGCTGAAAAAGATAAACAGATACAAACCTTATTAACGTTACTAGGAAAATGAAAAAGTTATTATTATCTATTGCGGCCCTTATGCTGACTGCGTGTTCCGAAGATTCAGGCAGCCCAAAGCTCGGCCAGTACATCTATCAGACAAATACGGTTACGGCCTCTGTTCAGGTTCTACAGAATTTATCGACGATTACAGTATATGAAAACGGAAAATATAAGTATCAGTACTTAGATGGTCGTATATCCGGGACTTGGCCGGCATATACCTATAGCCTAGGTTCTATAACTCTACAGTGTACGTACAGCAGTCCTACATCCTTTGCCGCTGTCGTATCGTCAGATGGAAGTACACCACTTCCGACTATGGCTACATTCACCTATGATAATACCGTATTGGACGCAAACGGCGACGGCGTTTTAGATAGTTGGCAGTAAGCAAATTTTCAGCAAATAAAATTCACATACATTTAAATCTTTGATTATTAGGCTGTTAGTGAAATATACTTTTTAGATGGAGAAGTAGTGCTGCTCGTAGAATATTGAAGCAACTACCCCATTAAAAAAGTATCTGCCTATCAGATTATTAATACCGTTATTCAGCAAATTACAGACGCAGCAAATAAACGCCAATACTTCTAAAAGTGGTCGCTGGTGTTGTGTAATATGGTACATTATGGTATATTTGGGCACATTTTACAGCAAAAAATCAGCAAAACCAAAGCAAATATGGCTAAATCTAAATTACGTCTGGATACCAGGCGGGCACTAAAAGACGGTACGTACCCTGTGCAGGTTGCCGTCGGTCACGGTTCTAACATTTACCTGGCTACGGGTATCTTCTTAGCTTCGATGGACTGGGACGATAAAGCGCAGCGCGCCACTGGAAAAAGCGCAAAGCGTATTAACTCCGTACTTGATACCATTCTTACTCGCGTAGCTAATAGGATCCTGGAATTAAAGGAAAACGGCAGCTGGCCAAATCTGACAGCAGCACAGCGTCGGCAAATGCTTACCAATATGGACCTGGACGCGCCTACAGTCGGCGTTCCTACTCTCGGTTCACTCTTCGACGTTGTTATAGGTACGAAGTCCGGTAATACCGCTGTACTGTTCAGGCAGACATTAAAGAAGCTGTGCGTATTCTGTGATCCTTACCACGTATCCTTTAATCAGATTACCAAATTATGGATAGACGGCTTTTACGCATCACTTACCGGGCTGTCAATAAATAGCCGTGCTACGCATCTGCGTAACTTACGTAACGTGATAAACTATGCCGTTGACGAAGGCATAACGCAAAACTACCCATTTCGTAACTACCGCATACCCTCAGAAGAAACGGCTATGCGTGTGCTGCCGGTAGAAAAAATGCGGCAGCTGCGTACACTACCTCTGTCAGCTTACGATACTGAGTACCGCGACATCTTTATGCTGCTCTTCTATTTCATCGGTATTAACATGGTTGACCTGGCAGCACTCACCAAAGATAACATAGTAGACGGGCGTCTAGAATATCGGCGCGCGAAGACTGGCAAATTTTACAGCATTAAGATAGAAGCGGAAGCCTGGGATATATTAAACCGTTATAAAGGCAAAAAACATCTGCTTGCACCGTTCGATAAATATACGGATCATCGAGACTACATGGCGCACCTTAACAAAGCACTGCGCAAAATCGGGCCACAAAAGATAGTAGCCGGGAAGCCTCAGTACACTAATAATCACTTACCTATCATGGCTCCTATGGAAGAAGCCATAACATCCTATTGGGCGCGTTATTCCTGGGCCACTTATGCTGCGGACCTCGACATACCGAAGGATACCATAAGCGAAGCACTGGGCCACGTGCACGGAAGCAAAATAACTGGCGTGTACATAAAGTTTAGCCGTGACAAAATCGACGCCGCAAATAGGAAGGTAATAGACTACCTTTTGCAAAAAAGTTAACCGCCTCTATCCTCACGGACGGAAGGCGGCTACTCCCAAATTCAACACATTACAGAAGAAATTATTTCTTTATTTCTATGTAGTCTGTATAGGTAATAGTTGTATGCGGGTTACTGCTCCGGATCTCCTGGCGTACGGCTTTGGTTCCCCATCGAAAAAATAAAAATCTGTGGGGTATCCGGTGCACTACCTGCGTCAGGGTATCACTGCTTACCACGTGTAACGCTATCTGGCTGCCGTCGATAGCTCCCTGTATATCTACCCAGGGGTCGGACCATTCGATAACGCGCAGATTTACCAGCGCAGTATCTCTATATACGATACTGTCGCGCACCTCGGTACGTATATCTATTTGTGTCTTAGTAGCTGTTTCGGCGGCGGCCTTTACCCTCTTTAGCTTTACGTTAAGGTCGGCTATCGTTGAGGTCAGCGCCGCGCAGTTCGTCTCCAGCTCGTCCTTGGTTAACTCCAAAGCCTGTATGCTGGCGGCGTTCTTTCCCGCTTCGGTCTTATAGTTAGCTACGCTTGATAATAAGGCAGTTTGGTTGGCCTGTAGCCTTTTATTTTCCTCGCGTAGTGTCTTTATTCGCCTGGCTCCGAAAATTCCTATAGCGGCCACTATTGCAGCCGTTACGGCGTATATTACTACATAGCGCTTCATTGCCTAAACTCTTTTTTTACATCAAAGCACGGGCAGTCCTTTGCCGCAAATTCGTTATGACCGTATACCTTTGCTCCTGGGTATTGTGCCTGTAGCTTCTTAACCAAAGTTACTATGGCTTCCTTCTGAGCTGCCGTACGGGTATCGACGCTCTTTTTCCCATCGGCAGATAGTCCGCCTACATAGCATATACCGATACTGTTAGTGTTATGGCCTTTACAGTGCGCACCGATTTCTGTAACATCACGGCCACTTTGCACGCTTCCATCACGATAAATAACGAAGTGGTAGCCGATTTTTGCAAAGCCTCTCTGGCGGTGCCAGTAGTCTATATCGGCCGTAGTATAGTCATGTCCTTCGGGCGTGGCTGTACAGTGTAGTATAATTTCCTTTATTGCTCTCATGTTAGTATCCGTTTTGCGGTTCTCTGTTCGGGCATTTCTGTACTACACATTTATATCGCTGTAAGTCCAGTTCTAGCTGCCCTTTTTCCTTTGTTATTTCCAGGATCTCGGCATTAGCTTTTCTCAGTAGGTCGGTCTGCTGCGCAAAGCGTTCTTCTTTGTCTTTAAGTTGCTTCTGCAAAAACTCTACGGCTTCGCTGAGCACTTTAAATTCTACGCTGTCTGTTTCGGCTTCCTCGCGTCTGCCGTTTGTCTTCCAGTTGAGAAGGTAGCGTATAGCTTCCCATCCGCCGATAGCTCCTATAATTGTCGCTATAATCTGTACTGCTTCTGTCATTCTTTCTTTGTATATAAGGTTATAGTAATAACTCGGTTAGGCTGCTCAGCTTCTACGACTACTACCCAGTGTCTGGATAATGCCTGTATTAGCTCTGTGTCAATACCGGAAGTATGCAGCATAGCTTCCGGCTGTGGCGTGTCTGCGTTAGTAGTCTCCATCGCGTATGCGTCTTAGGGTTTGTACTCTCTTTTTATATTTCTTTCTCAGCGCTAGTACTTCGTACCGTCCTTTGATATATACCCATTTGTAGCAGCGCGGCTCGATACGTCCTAGGATCCTGCGTCGCATGGCGTATTCGTTGCAGTGTCTCAGGCAGCCTAAATAGCTATTAATGCTATCGACTGCGTGTACTGCATCCTTCACTGTCTCGGCTCTGTTCAGACGTCGGACAGCCATAACAAAATTTTTAATAGTCCTGTTACTGGTATATACGCGCTGCATCTTTACCACGCTGCCGGTAAACTCTATACCTTTAGTGTAATGCTGGATATAAAATTTAGTAGGGCTGAGGCGAAGGCCATAGCGTGCCAGAAGTTCGCGGATACGTGGCACCGCCGCCAGTAGTCGGGTCTTGTCAGGGTCGATAATATAGAAGTCATCTACATATCTACCCACATAGGTAAAGCCCAAATCTTTGAGTATAAACCAGTCGAGGGTATTAAGAAGGAAATTAGCGAAAAGCTGAGCAAACAAATTACCGATAGCTACGCCCAGTCCGTCGCCGTTAGTAAACAGTGACTTGTTAGCTGGTAAATAGTTCCAGTAATGCGCAGGGCTATGCCTTTCGCAGTTCTTCTCAGGTTCATGTAATACCACTGTGCGGCAAAGGTAGCGCAGGTCTTCTATATCATCTTCGTGGTAGTATTCTAGTATAAAGGTGTCTATCATATCAGCCAGCATAGCTTTACGGATAGACATAAAGAAGCCCTGTAAATCAAGCTTCATACAGTAGCAGTCCTTCGTATAATTTTCGCTGCACTCCACTATATCGCGTCGCAGCATATTTATGCCATACATCTGCCCTTTACCCTTGCGACAATTAAACGTGCGCGGGCTAAATATTAATTCAAATAGCGGTTCCAGGCGTAATGCTATCCAGTGGTGCACTATTCGGTCTTCAAAGGTGGCGGCGAAGACTTCGCGGTATCTAGGACGCGTTACTACAAAGCATATAGACTTACCGGGGGCGTACGTACGTGCATTGATACGGTCGCGAAGAGCTATTAGCTTCCCTTCGTAGTCAAGCTCATACATTACGGCGCTGGCTGTTCTCCGCTTCCTCTTACGGCAGTCGTAATACGCATCTAATAATCCTTCGGTTGTTACCATATACTTTGTAATAATTAGCGTTATACTTTATTTATCTGTAAAGGTGCTGAAACGGGGCGCACTCTGTTCTGGTTCGCTGCCTTAGTGTTGTTGTTCGCGTTGCCATTGTTGAGGTTCAAATTCCACGCGTTGGTCGCGCTATACTCGCAACTCCGTGCCGTACTTCCTTGATCTTAGCTATAAATGATAGCGCACGGCCCATTTTTACAGATAACTAGCTCACTGGGTCAGTCGTAACTTTCCCACTCCGGCTACTCTTACTTAATTGCTGAAACTTAAATTAAGTAGTGAGTTTTTCCAGGCTGTAGCCTGTTTGCCTATCGCGTCCAGCAGCTCTATTATAGCTGCGTGTTTACTTCTACCCAGTATCCATTTTCTTTCGCCTGCTATTCGCAATAACGTTTTCAAAACTTCAAAGCCGGACTGGAAGTTAACCAGGTGCTGTATTCGCACTGAGCGGTCGCGGTTTATATACGCCGCCGATATTTCGGACATAAGATTAATACCTAAATCGTGCATCTTTGCGCCTATGCTAAATTTATACGCCTTTGGGAAATTTGGTGTTATATCCAGTATGGCGTCCAGAAGTCTACGACAGTCTAAATAGATCTGCGTATTTGATACCAGCTTTACTTTCATTCTATAAAATGCTATTGCTTTGGTTCGTTACTATGGTCCGGCTTCCGCCGGACCTTTAAAGATTAAAGTTTAACTACTGACTATTAATATAAAAATGCTGAAACGGGGCGCACTCTGCCCTGGTCCGCTGCCTTAGCGCGGCCGCCCGCGCGGCCATAGTCGAGGGGCAAACCCCACGCGTAGGTCGCGCTATACTCGGTTGAGGTCCAGTACCAGGTCTCCGCCAGCTGCGTAGCGCCTTCTATCAGGCTGAGCGCGTAGTTAATCTTGCACATATTTGCATAGATCATCATCATTTCGCCCAGTGAAGGCTGCCACCATCGGCCTGCGGTCATTCCTTTTCCGTTCGCATTGGTACGGCTGTACAGATTACAGAAGCCGGGGGCGTAACTGTCGCTGCTACATTCGGTGTGTGTCACCTGCGCTGCCGTACTTGCCTTACCGGTCCAGTCCTCTAGTGCGGTCAGTCGGTCTGTAGTGGTCTTACCGCCAGCGCTTACTGCTGCGCTACTCCAGTACAGCGTAGCTTCTGTCGGTGCTACTACCAGGATCTTACCACCTTCAACTACCATAACGCCGTTAGCGATTTCGCCGCTGGACTGTAAGCTGGTCCATTTATCAAGCTTTACTGCCAGCGGGTAATTATCGCTTTTGCGGTGATAAAAGATAAATACGCCGTCGTTAATCTCGTTAATGTTGAGGCCCGCCAGCAGTGCTGCTTTAAGGTTAGCCAAACTAATACGCGCAAAATTACCGTTGTCGTCTACCAGCGTCAGCTTCTGCGCAGTCGCAACAGTCGTTACCTCTGTCACGTTGTTAGCTGTTTTCGTTTTCTTTACTGCCATAATTTACTTTTATAAGGTTTAACTTAATTACCAGTCACGCGGAAGCTTATACTGCACCCAGGCGCCGTAATAGGTAGTGCTATTAACTGTATAGCTCACATCACGTACCCATACCAGCTCCATAGCGTCGCATATACCGTCGAAGGTCAGCGTATCTGTATCTTTTAGCTTCGCGTTCTGGTTATATATTAAAATTGGTGTCGAGTATCTACTCGCGCCTGTACTATTATTGTACGTATAGCATTTACCCAGGGCCAGCTTTACGCTGCCGCTGCCCAGGCGCTTTATACGCACCACGTGCCCGTCGTCGTACAGCTGCATGGTAGGCAGCGTAATAGTCAGTTCGGACGTGTTAATGCAGACTACATTATAGTCGGTACGTTCCAGGGTCTTAGCGGTTTCGCTTATAATGGTATTACGCATCGCAAAGCCGCTTACATCGCCACCGTCTATATGTATAGCGTGGTTAGATGCAGCTCCCTGTGCAGCGATAATAGCGGCGTAGTTTACATCCAGTCCGTAATAGCCTGTAGTGTCTTTATTCTCAAAGCGTGCTACGCCACGGATACCGCTGCTGGCTGGTAGGACATTGCCGCCGATACCGGCAAATGCTCCGCGCGTGTCATTACGAAAAATAACATAGGCGTCGTTAGTAAACGGGTCGTTAGTCAGTCCATCGCCGTCGATCTTAAAGCCCGCTATCTGACCACTGACTATAGACGCATCACGCACAGTAATACCATCGAAAGTGCCCGTTTTGCAGGTTACATTTCCATCCTTCGCTTGGAAAATTACGTTACCGTCCGCGTCCTTCATATCTATTACCTCTACGCCCAGATTCTTTACCAGCGCATACGTCGCTAGTAATATTTTCGTAGCTACTAGTTCTATGTTATCGCCCAGCTTCCATAATCCTACGTTAGTATCTGCTGTACTACCTGGGTAGGCGTTAGCATTTTTGCTGTGCGACTTAACGCAGCTGTAATAATTACCGTTATACAGTACTACGTCTTTCCATTCTTCGCCGGCGCCTCCTGCCTGGAAGTTATAGCCGTCTGCGCAGTCGCTCCAGGCTTGCGGACCTCTCAGTACTGCGCCCTGTTCGCCCTTCGCTCCGTTCGTTCCATTGGCGCCGCCGACTATCACGTTAACGGCTGCTGCCGTTACACTGGTGCCGGCTATGGAATTAACGGTAGTGTACAGCTGTACGGCTGCGTTATCACGGTCTGTACAGATACCTGGTATTATCATGGTATCGCCGATTTTCATACTGGCTGCGTTGGCTATACCGGTCCAGGTATTAACGCTATCCTTAGTTCCGTACGTCTGCCATTGCACATAGGTGTAGCTGCGGGTATCAGTGTTAGCCGTTACTACACTGTTACCCGCTTCGCCTTTCCGCTCATACTTTACGGTTCTTGTTGTCGCTACACTCATACGCCTATTAGTTTACACTTGTGATAGTAATTGATACATCGCCGCCCGCCTGCTGACAGTCCGCCCTCGTTACCGTGTGGGTTGACTTAGCGGTAGTTCGGTCTGCCTCGCCATTGATATAGACACCCGCAGCGTCTTTGACCACGAAGTAGAAAAGAGTATCCAGCGCCTTAGTAGCCGTTCCACGTTTTACCACTATCGGGGTATATACTACCTGCCCGTTTCCGGTCGTGTCCTCTGTTATGGTCTCGTCCTTCGGCTCCGGTCCTGGGTCTATATCGTATGGATCCGAAGCGTCCATTACAGATTGTATATCGCTGCCTATCTCTGAGCCGGCACGGTAAACGTGTACGCGGTACTCTCCGTAGGTGTTTATATCGTCAGCGCTTATCGTCAGCGTCTGGGCTGTCTTAGCTGTGATTTCCTCCCAGCCGGTACTAGCCATCTTCTCCCATTTGTAGGTTAGATCCTTACTTAAGGCATTGCCTGTCTGGTACGCCATAGCTTTGAGTATGCAGCTGCCGCCCTTCTCGGTAATTACAAAGTTTTTTGTATCTCCGGCTACGATTGTAACGCGATAGCTGCTACCAGTTGCCTGCTGGATAGGTATAGTATAGCTAGCTTGTATCTGGTCGCTTTGAGTGCCATAGCTAATAGTAGCTACCATCTTGATAACGGCTGGCGCATATCCAGCTAGCGCCGCGATATTCTTAACTATTTGCAGTCCGTAATATAACTGGTCGCCACTCGGTGCCACGGTCTTAAAATACCCTGCATAGGTACCTGTAGATACACCGCCACTGAATGTTATCTTTGTACCATTAAAGTAGTATTCAATAGCGTCAGGGTCTGCTACACCTTCCGCCACGCGCGAAGACATACATACAAAGTATAGTAAAGGCTGTGTGGTAGCGAAGTCCGGATATATGGCTGTTACGTCGTTAGTTGTTCCTTCGTACTCCTGGTACAGATCGCCGCTGGGTGACATAATCTGCGCCGTGTACGTTCCGGCTTTGCTAATAAATTTAATCGTTCTGCTGGTACTGGCTGTGCTCATTTTTAGCTCTCCTTCTCTTCTTCTTGTTCGATTACTTCTGTATCTCCGCTCTCGGTCTCATCCTCAGCGGGTTCTTCTACTACGGCTTCTTCGGTCCCCTCGGCTTCGTATTCTACCTCATCGTCGGCAGGCTCTGCGGTCTCTATGATAAATCGCGGATCCGTAGCTGTCGGCAGTTCACGTACTACCGTACCGTCCTGTTCCTCTTTGGCTTCCTTCGCCACCAAAGATATAGCGCCGATCTGCGTTAATATCTCCGGTAGGTCTATTAGTTTACCGAAGGCCAGCATATCGGCCTGCCAAAGCAAATAATTACCATCTGTTACGCGGTTGCGCACGTCCTGTAATTGCAGGTACTGCGCTACTTTTGGATTAGCTTTAATGTATCGTGCCATCTCATATATAATTTAGTGAATAATCATTACTGCGCCGTCGCCATCAGTGATTACTGCGCCGTCGCCATCAGTCAGCGCGCCAGCATAGCCTCTGTCTACTACGTCCAAACCCATTACTGCGCCGTAGTTATTATCCAGAAGGGTAGTATCTATGGTCGGGCTGAGGCCCTGCGCTACCTGTACGTAGCTGAGGCTTCCGCTGGCCTTGTTCGTGGCCATATACCACAGCGGCAGTAGTTCGGTCTCAGGGTTGGATATTTCACCGTTAGTGTCACGTATCACGGTGGTAGGTGATAGTATCATGCTACCGGCGGGGATATTATACGGCACGCCCTCTATATTATATTCGTATTTCGGGATACGTCGCACAAAGGATACCATAGCATACGGCGTATCGTCGTTAAGCTCTACTGTGTCGGGCGTTCCTTCCGCGCTATATCTGCATCGACAGCGTAGATACATTTCTGTGCCCATCAGCCATTTGTCTACAGTGGCCGTATTACCATTAACTGTTACGTCATAGTCCAGCACTTCGTCTGTGCCTACTTCATGCCAGGTATTATCTTCTCCCATTACCTCCCAGGTCAGAAGATATTTACTGCTATCCGTTAACTTGCTGCTGCCTACATAGACTGTAGCTGTAACAGTCTGTGACCTTGTATCGGCCAGTGGGTTAAATAGTGTTTGCCCTGCCGCGTCCAGTTCCACGCGTACCACATCAGACGCGCTGCTACATTCCAGCATATAAGTACCACGTATTACTATCACCTGGCTATTACGGCTGTCTACATACTCTGCGTAAAATTCCAGGGTAATAGGTATCTTCGGCTCGACATTGCGCTGCACCTTTATACGTCCTGCATTACCGCCTGTAGCCGTTACCTCATAATTTGTATTGGTAGTACTTATCAGCGTACGTGTGCCGTTTACTATCTCATACCAGCGTACGTTAGTCAGTGACTGGTTAACACGTCCCGCGTTAAGTATTCCGTCCTTGTCTATGATTGATACGTTAGGCTGTATTACCAGCGGGGTAATAGTATAGTCTGGCGTGTACTCCGCCGTATCTGCGCTATAGTTCTGCTTATCCGGTACGCTGCCCTCGACAGCGTAGGATACTTGCAACATTAGCGGCTTGAAGTTAAAATCAAATCTTCTTGTTTTCATTGTAACGGCTCTTTATTAATACGAAAATTCCGCCGTTTCGGTACCCACAGCTTCGCCCATACCGTCACGCAGCGTTACTTTGGCTATGAATTTCAGCGTACGGGGTATGTAGCCGTTAAAATCGCAGTCGTCGGTAGTCAGGGTAATAGACTTACCGGCTCCGGCGTGCTTAAGGTTCCAGGAATTATCGCTGCTTGTACGCTCGTTACCGTCCGCATCCTCACTGTATCTGCTCCACTCTACATCATTAGCCAGTATATCGTCTGTAATAATTTGGTTATACAGCTTAGCTATAATAGTCAGTGTCACATTAAATTTGTCCGGATCAAATAAGTAGTCGGTGTCCTCGAAGTCTACGGTAAAATCGGGGTTGCCTTCTACCATTGCCCAGTCTGTGCAGTTCCAGGCAGGGGCTGCGGTCGTGCCTGTCTTGGCGCATCGCCACTTACAACCCATATACCATACATCCGATATTTCGTACTGGTTAGTTTCGGGGTTCAGTGCCTCAGCATAATATTTGGCGTCAGCGCTCCAGGCTCCGCGGTCCACTACTTCGCTAATAGGTCTGCCCTTGTAGTCGATACGTATTATATCCTGTACTATCAGTCCACGTGCGTACACATAGTCGTAGTCGTCGATTATTGGCAGTCCCATATCCTTAATAAAGTCTGGCAGCGTGCCGAAGGTTGCACCGTAGCAGCTGTCATCCAGTATCGGCTTAGTTACTCCGGTCAAACGTACTATGCGCCCTTCCGTGCTCGACAGATATATACAGCTCTGACGTGTCTTGTCAGTCTGGTTACCATAGCGGGCTATATTCATCATGGCGCACGGCGCGTAGTTCTTCCCAGCTGGCACTTCGTCGTCAGGGTACAGCGTTACTTCTATGTAATTGCCCGCCGTATTAACTGAGTTGACGCGCATAAAAGACGTGTAATACTCACCACTGCCAGCAGTCAGTGTATTAATAATGCCCTTAAGCACGTTGTTTACAGCCTGGCCTGTAAAATAGCCGTCCCATTTACTGCGAAGGTGCAGGCCGTAGCAGCTGTCGCCTAGATCGTCCACGCTCTCTATAGTATCGCTTTCAGTCAGCAACTGGTCACCTTCTATCGCGCTGAGGCGGTTAACTATAAACTCCATCGACTTAAAGTAGGTGCGCACAGTAACACTTTCAAACTCTGCATTACCGTTACTGTCTATTCCGGCTCCAGTTCCTGTGTAGATAGACTTGCTGAATTTGCCAAACTCAGCGCCACTGCCAAATACTGCCAGCCCTACTACCTTTATAGCCTGCTCGAAGGTAATATTACCTTTGGCTACATCGTCAGCTATGCGCGATAAAAACTGATCTCTTACCGGGCTGTCTTCGCTCAGGTCGTGTGCCTCATCAGCGTAGCCAGCTTTTACCTTGGCCGTTACCTGGTTAATTACTGTGTCTCCGGTATCGGGGTCTTCGGTAGTACGCGTCTGGGTCAGATACTCATAGCCGTTATCGTCGGTCGTTATCTGGTCCAGCGCGGATTTATTGGCGTGCGTATGGCCATCGCCTGTAGTCGTAATTACAGTGCCACCGCCTGCGCTGCTCATTACTACAGCGGTGCTGGCAGCACTGCCTATTCCTTGTTCGCGCAGTCTTTTACTGCGGGGGCGCGGGCTGCGCCCCAGTGTCTTTACGGTAAATTCTTTTTCACTCATAACTAAACTTCTTCTATGCTATCGTATTCGTCCGGCCTAAACTCGCAGTACTCAGCGTCGGTGCAGTCTGCTATCAGGTTCTGTACATCACTGAGCAATATAAAGCGCTTGTCTCCCTGGTTCTGTTCCGTATAATAATGTAGCCCGCCATCTATTACAGCTTCGCCGCTTAGCGTAGTCTTGCGATCTGCATACTGGCTGTACAGTGTTCCTATCAGTAGCTTTTCGGGGTGGTCCGTCCGGCCAGCACGGGATAGCGTCTGTATCTGTTGGCCATTACTGGTTCTGTGGTATATGCCCTTTGCGGTCGGGCATACTTTGTCCGCCGTACCGCATATAGTATCTATACCTATATCGTCCTTTGCGGCTTTATTAATATATCCGCTGTACTCGACATCTTCCAGCTCGGCTTCGTCGAAGATTAGGTTATTATTAACTACATCAAGCTTCGGCGCTTTATACAGACACCATCGCAGTACGTCGTATATCTTTTTGACGTCCCACTGGCTCGACGTGCTGCCAAATTCGCAGTTATCTACCTTCTGCCCGTAGTCGTATCCGTAGACGCCTGCCAGTATCTTTATCTCCATGTATCCGGCAGCCGGTGGGTACGGCATATACTCTCCGTCGTCCATCTTTTTAAAACTTTCGTAGATCTGAGTGCTAATACGCCCGCCTTTACCATCTGGACGTCCTATGCAGTGGCGGTTAGTTCCCCAGCCTCTAATACCTGTATCGCCTCCCAGATCGTCGGGCGCGTAGTATTCCAGCCAGCAGTCGCCGCCTGGGTCCGCACCTGCTACCCATTCGCCCTTTGCATAGCCCAGGTGTCCTTTGCTGGCGTCTGTAGCTATCTTCTTATTACTATAGTGGTATAGTGCGTTACCTGCATCGTCATACAGCGTTACAACTGCCGGAATAAAGACAAAGCCGCTGCACGCTTTTACCAGCTTCTCGTCGTTGCTTTCGTCGTTGCCTTTCGTACTTCCGCTAAACGGATTATAGCGGGCGTCTATGCAGATTTCCTGGGATAGCCTTACCTTGTACTTCGCCGTGCTTTCACCGTCTAATTTTGGCAAAAATACGCGGTTCGTTGTAAAGATCACGGCGCCGTTATCAGCACGCGGTACGCCGCTATTTATCTTCCATTTTGGCCAGCCAGTACTTATACTTCCATGCCCGCCAGTTCGGAAGGCATAGGCTACGCCGGTACATTCTGTGGCACCGCCTACAGCCGGAAGTATATGAAAGTATCTACATCTGTCGCCTATATTCTTAAGTCCCGTACCGTCCTTATGGATAAACATAGTAAAATCTATTAAGTTGTAGTCCCAGTTAGTACCCACCTTCGTATCGTCGCTGTAGTCTGGGTAATAGCTATAGTATTCGCCGTACTCGGCGGTAGTATCTGGTGCGTCGCTTCTCAAATTCGCGTGCTCGACATCGTATTTCCCGCCATACTCTAATACTTCGTCGTCCATCAGTTCTGAGCTGCTGTACGGGCTAAAGGTTACTACGACATTATTAGTTACTTTGTCTACGCCCATAGTCTGGCTATCGCCATCCCATTCTATGGTCTTCTTCTCAGCCTCATACAACCCGTTTAGGTCATAGACATAGATAGTACCTGCACGCTGCACAATACGCAGCGCCAAAGGCTGTAATATACCTTCCAATACTTCTTCCAGCGTTGAGGCCTCGCCGTCTTCGTCTACGAAGTTATCGCTACGTACTGACAGATTACCTCCGGCGATTGTACCGCCATCGGGTAAAGTGGTACTTACATAGTCAGTATTTATGCTGCTATAGCTAATTGTGCTACGTTGCAGGGAATATAACAGTATTTCGCGTAGTGTCTTCATGCCGGACATATCGTATTTTAATCGGCCCAGTATGCCGAAGTCGCTAAAGGTCAGCGATACTTCGTAATTATTGTAGCGCTCGTATGGCTCCTCGTAAAATTCGGGATCTAGCGCTCCGGACCAGTATAATACGCCGTTCCTATAGACGTCCATACGTATATAGCCTACTTCTATACTATATAGATCTTCATAGGTTCTGTCGCCCGGACTAATTATCTTAAGCGTTGCGTTAGATCCGCAAATAACATCCTCCTTGTCGGTGTTCTGCCATTCTATCTCCAGCGGCTCTTCGTCAAACTCCAGGCTGCCCACGGTAGTAAATTCTTCGTCGGCTTCCTGCATTATATCCACGCGCCAGATAATGCCGGCGCGGGATATAAAACTACCTGTATATCGTAAATACTTCATTAGCTACGGCTCGTTAAATTGTTCTCCTTACTAATAATGCCTACCAGTTCGCGGCCTTTGATCCTAAATGTAACATCACCAGTCAGGCTTGCGCCATCGGTGTTAAGCAGTCCTTTAAGTTTATCAAGCGGGGCTATAATCTCAGGGTTACTGCTGGCTCCGGCATACTCGCCCACCATCGCCAAAGTAGGACCGGTGGCTACTCCACCATCGGCCAGCATTGGGATACCAGCTGCTTCTACCATAGCTTCCATTGCTACGACAAAGCCTGCGGCTATGCCAAAGCCGGCAAACGGTATATACGCGTGCGCTGCCATATACTCTGACGCTGCTAACTCCTTCCAGCTGGCAGCCTCTAACTTGTTAGCTGTAATGATAGCAGCAGAAGACGTGGCATTTGCTGTAGCTGCTGTGGCTCTTACTGTCGCTTCTGTAGTTTCGCTGGCGGCCTCTGTTCCTTTGGTCACAGCGTGCGCTGCGCTGGCGGCAGTCATCAGCTGTATAATGCCTACGATTGTATTAATACCCTGGTACAGTCCTATAAAGCCGTCTATAATGCCTACGACAGTCTGCCAGGCGTTGCCGTTACCTTTAAGTGCGTCAGTAATACCTTCCACGCTACTGCCTATACCTTTTATAGCTCCCCAGCTATCAGCCAGCGCCTTACCAGTCGTTATGCCGGACTTTTCAGCCTCTTTACCTGCATTGCGTATCGCATCGGCTTTGGCATTCCACGCAGCGATCTGCTGGTTAATAAGTGCTGCTTCGTCTACCGTGGCTGTCTCCAGCTGGTCCTTAAGGATAGATATATTATCGCCTATCTCTTTGAGGTTAGCTGCGTCCTCCTTCCATACCGGGGCCGTGTTACTTGCTGCCTTGCCCGCATTTTCGATAGCGTCGGCTTTGGCCTGCCACTGGGCTATCTGCTGGTTAATATCGGCTGCCTCGTCCAGGCTGGCACTCTGTAGATTATTACGAAGGATAGATATATTATCGTTAATCTCTTTGAGGTTAGAAGCGTCTTCTTTCCATAGTGGGCTATTATCGTCAGCTGCTCGGCCCGCATTTTCGATAGCGTCAGCTTTAGCCTGCCATAGATCTATCTGCTGGTTAATCTCGGCTGCTTCCTCTTTACCCGCAGTCTGTAGTTTGGCTTGAAGGATAGATATATTATCGCCTATCTCTTTGAGGTTAGCGGCGTCGGCGTTCCACTTCGGGATCTCCTTACCTGTTGAGGCGGAAGGCGTAGCGGGTGTTTTTCCGGCATTAGCATACTTATTTTTAGCTTCGCCCAGATCGATACTCGGCGCGCTCTTTGGTTTGCTCACGTCTACCGCTACTTCTACCTTCTTACCCCCCAGGCCTAGTATGTTTTTCAGCCACTCCCAGGCCTCCTTGCATTTTTCTACTAGCCACTCGAAGGCTTTAGCCAAACCGTTCATTATGGCGGTAGCCAAAGGCTTTATAGCCTCCCAGACTTGATTTACTATTTTACGGAAGCTTTCGCAGTTATTGTATGCGTATATGATAGCTGCTACCAAAGCGCCTATAGCTGCTATTATCAGGCCTATAGGATTCGCTGTTAGTACTAGGTTTAATATCTTCTGTACAGCCGTCCACGCTGTTGTAGCGGCCTGTACTACTTTCTGTGCAGCTGCCACTGCTAAAGTAGCTGCCTTATTCTTTATAAACGCTACGGTAGAAGCTGCGAAGGCTTTAGTACTGGATAGTATTACCGGTATCAGCGTCTTTATGCTACCTACCAGCGTTACTACGTTACCTGCTGCCTGTGAAGCTTGCGCTGCTATAGTTACAAACGGCAGGGCACCGTCAACTATAGCGCCTATCTCTTCCTTTACATCGCCGATAGCATTGGCCAGCTGCTGCTGTTTACCCGCATCTGTCTGCGCTAGTTCGGCGTTCATATCTCCGACATTGTTACGGATCACCTCCGCCAGCATGGCTGCGCGTTCCTGCTCGGTACCGTACTTAATTACGTTAGCCTCGGCCTCAGAAAAAGATATACCTACGCGTTTCAGGGCGTCTACTTGTCCCATCATAGCTTTACCCATCAGATTACCTATCTGGGCTGCGTCTTGCGTTGTTGCTCCCAGTCCCTTCTGCTGCGCTAGCAAATTATTCATGGCTGGTATTAAAGTCTCCAGGCTGTCTTTCTGCTTTAAAAATGTAGCTATCTGCTGTGCACCGCTCAGCTGCACTTCGTCGCCGATAACTCCTATTTCCTGCTGTGCGGACGCCAGGTCTTTAATGCTCTTTATCTCTTCGTCCGTGGCACTCATTCGCTGCTTCATTACAGTAGTCAGCTTAGCTTCCGCTATTTCCTGTACTGCGTAGGCGTCGGCTAGATTCTTCATGCCACTCTCCAGCTGCCCGAAGCTGCGCTGCGCCGCGTCGATACCTGTAGCCAGGGCGGCGAAGTTAATAACATTGCCTTTCAGCTGCTGAGCCTCAGATACGGTAGACGTTATTACAGCTTTAAGTCCTTCCGCATCTTTGGCCAGATCCTTAAAACCTTTAGCGTCGCCATCCAGTTTAAAGGTTATACTTATGGTACTCTTTCCTGCCATCTTACTATATCAATTTATCGCCAAATTTGGCTACCAGTTCTTCCATACGTCGGCGCTGCTCTTCGGGTGTCATGCTCGATTTTTGCTTTGCCTTCTTCTTTTTGTCCCAGGGAAAAGGTAGCAGCTTTTCGGCTGTTATTTTTTTGCCTTTGGCTAAATGCGGCTGTATTACGATTGTAGCTAGTAACCTCATCCGCTGCCAGTCGGTCTTAAAATCAGTATCGCGCTGTACCATATAGGCTCTGTAGACGGCTGCGAAGTCTTCAAAATCTAACTTGCAGAAATCGTCAAAGCTCAAACCTATACAGCCCAGCGCGATACCTAATAACTCTTCTATGCCCTTAGGCTTTAGCTTTTTTTTTCAGCTCCGCCGTCAGTCTGTGCAGTAACTGCCGCCTGCATCTGAGCGGCCCACGCCTGCATATCCTCCGGGCTGAGGCTGTCCGCAAAATCTATCAGGGGCATATTAAATTCCACTTTGTCGGCAGCGCAGGCAGAAGCTACGCAGCAGTAAAGGTATGTACAAAGCCCGGTAATATCGGTGTTAGTAAGTTCTGTTACTTCCTTGCCGGTCTCCTTTTTAAAGCGAAGCATAGCGCCCATCGTTGGGCGGCACGGATATGCTTTACCGTTAATAGTTACTTCTACCTTCATTATGCCTCCTTCTCAGCGTCTGCTGTCTCGGTAATTGCGTCTTCGTCCAGTGTCTCCGGTTCGCCGTCGTTATCCAAAGACAAACTGTATGTACTATCGTCCTGCGCAGGGTCTGTACGCTCTAAAGAAGTGATAACGCAGGCACCTACCAGGTATGGCTTCTCGCTTTCACGCTCCATACACTTGACAGTAACAGACTTGCCGGCCTTCCACGCTGTGAAAAGCTCCTTAAAACCAAACTCGGTTTCGTTGTAAAATACCAAACCTTCGGCAGATATGGCATAGCTCAAACCTACTACGCCTTTTTTCTTCCAAAGGCCGGAAGACATAGCAGCACTAGCCACGGGCTTTACCGCACGTTCTTTAGTTTCGCTGTTAAACGTAGTCGTATGGCTTGTACAGCTACCTACGGCTTTTTCATTTACATAAAGCAGCATATCGCTACCATTGCAGTATCCAGTCTTCATATAACTCTTAAATCTTAATCGTAAATACTAATTGTTGCACATAGGCATCGTCCTGCCAGGCTTCCTCGCTGTCTTCCAGATAGCAGCTGCGCATCGCCAGGTCGTCGCCGTCATATTGTCTGCCGTCCAGCGCATCGCGTACGGCTTCCGCCAGTTCTGCGCCTTCCGTGTAATGCTCAGTATAGCAAAGTACCTCTATACTTACCGTATCAGCTCCGCGGCGGCCTTTTACTAGGTCCTGCTTTAGCGAAGTACGGCGGTAGACTAAATAAGGTAGCTCGGCGGTGTCCTCCACTACGGGGTACACCTTCTTAGCGCGTGCCATTACCTCTGCATCGTTTACCAGTATCGCGCATATTATTTCGCCCGCGCTGAGGCTTGATTTACTTACAGCCATATTTTTTTGCTATCTTTTCTACGTTATCCAGTACCATTGCGTGCAGGTCCTGTGTTACTGTTCCCTCCACGTCCGATAGTGTTTGCCTCATAAAGCCGTAACGTGGCATACGTCCGGTACGGTGTTGCTCCCTCTTACGATCTGCGCGGCGGCGGGTACCTCTCTTAGGCTTTGATGCACGCTCTTTAGTACCTTCCTCAGCCCATATTAATATCGGCTTTTTCTCGCCTCTGCGGTTCGTGTGGTAGCCTGCCTGCTTATTGCCTTTTGTCGTACCTATAGTTACCCGGAAGCCTGCGGACCGTTTAAAAACTACGGCCCGTATTCCCTTCTCCAGGTCCTTATCAGTACGTAATGTCTTACCGTTTTCGCCCGCATTGCTGCGTAGGTTGTTTATTGCAGTTTTGCGTATCTGGTTAGCCTCCCTGCGGAAGCCTCCACGTAACGCCTGTAGCCTGCGCTTCGGTTCCATCTCAGCAAATAACTGCTGCAAATTTCTATCGTCAAACTCTATGCTGTCTGCCATAGTACCGTTACTCGTTAACTCGGTCGCATATCAGGGTCTTATACCCTCTGTCGATATTCGGCACGATAGCCACTACAGTATATAGATAGCCTCCCAGCTGTCGTATCCTCCAGTTTTCGTTAACTGGGTGCGCTGCTCGTATATTGAACTGCGCGCTATAGTCCGGGAAGTGTTCGCCCACTTCCTCGCTGCGGTTACCTGTCAGTGCTACGCGTTCGGCATGGATAATACGGGTAGAAATATATGTTACCTTCTCCGCTCCCATACGATCGCTGCTGCGCTGAGGCTCCAGCAGTTCTATACGGCTTTTCATCTTTCCGGCTATCATACTGTAGTAGTGCTATTAGTGTCGCTTACCAGCTTGCGGTACGGTTTAATCAGGGCTTGAACTGTATAGGGTACTTCTGCCATCTGCACGCCGCTAACTGCTTCGCGTTGGTTGTACCAGTGTCCGGCTACCAGCAGTACTGCCTGTTGCAGCATGGCAGGTAGTTTACCTTCATCGTCTACCAGTTCTTCGCTACTTCTGTTAGTCGCCGTGCATACGTACTGCTCGGCGGCGTCCAGCAAATGCGCTAAATACTGGTCGTCGTCGCTAAAGTCGTCAGCCCGTACGTGCAGTTCCAAAAGTTCTATGTCAGTCAAAGCCATAATTATACCTATCCTTTAGTGCGTTAATCTCTCGTTAAGCTTTAGCCTTTCCTACTACAAAAGCCTCGTTGCGCAAAGTAGCAGTGCCAAAACGTGCATTAAGCACGAAGTCTACGCTGTTCTGACGGGCCAAAGTGTACGGATCAGCGATAAAGTTAAGCTGTCCGAAGAAGCCGGCAGCCTGGTAACTCCAGTCGCCAAATGCTATATTACCATCTCCGATAGCGGAAGTAGTAAATACCGGGTAGCCTAAAATCATATCGTTTTCGCAAAGAAAGCGGCCGCTGCCTGCGTCTACCTTGACATCGCGCAGCTCTGCCTTCATCGCCTCAGTCATTACCCAGCACGGCGCCTTAAGGTCGATAACTGCTGCTACAGTAGCTACCATTTTCAATAACTCCTTACGTGTCGGCACAGCTGCGGCAAACTCGGTAGCATTCTTGTATGCTTCTACAAGCGGTCCTACTACCTTGCGGTCTTTCTCTGTCTTATCAGCGGCTGTGTATTTGCCTGTGACATCAAAAAGAGAGTCGTTAATAACGTCGATAACTGCGGCTGGTGCCTCAGATTTAACCACATTCTCTACGATACCTTCGCTGTCCTCCAGCTCTTCCTTGGTTACCGGGATAGCAATACCCAAACGCGCGCCTGTCATTTCAAGCTTAGAATAGTCAATAGCACTATCTACCAGGCGCTCTGCCTCATCGGCAAACTGCGCTACAGCTTTGCCGTGCAAAGGCCAGCGCAAAGTACCTGCCAAACCTGTACGGATAGTCATACCCAGCTTGTCCCATATCAAGCCCTTACGGATTGGCTCGATCATTTCCTGCTGACTTACCGGGATAATACCGGTATCAGCCAAAGCAGCGGTAGTCTGCGGCGTTACCTCGCGCATCAAAGCTACTGTTACCTTCTGGTTCTTTTGCAGAAGATTCTCACGCAGTACGGCGTCAGTATCTACAGCCGGTAGGTCGTGGCTCTGAGTTGCAGCGTATGCCTGCATCTTCATAGTTAAATACTCGTTCTCGCGGGTGAGCGCCTTAAACTCTTCGGTTTCGGCCTCTGTACGCTCGCGTGTTTCCTTCTCGCACGCCTCCGCGATCTCGTTAATTCTCTCGCAGTTGCTCTGGTACTTATTTACCAGTTCACGGACATTAATCTGTTTGTCGTCCTTCTTTCCTTTAATCATACGAAAATCATTAAACGTTAAACACTTATTTTACGCGAAGCGGTGCGGCGCATTTCTTGCACTTGTTCGCGGATATTCTTTGCTTTAGTCTCGGCGGGGCGACGCAGCTCTTTAAAAAGTTCGCGCGCCTCGGCCTCTACTGAGGTATCAGGGTAGGCAGGGTCAGCTGCCAGCGTAAAGTCGTAGATACCCGTAATAACATTGACTGTATAGGTTACTACGGTCTTATCATTAACGCGCTTTACATCTCGGCTCACATAGCCGCTGTCGTAATAGTGGGTGCTGAACATAAAGCTACAGCCGGCTATATCGCCACGTCGTACCAGTTCCAGCGCCTTATCGCCATCAGCTGTATTAGGCGCCTCGAACTCAAAGGCTACGCCCTTATCGTCTACGCTGTACTTTAGCGTTCCGGTGCCTTTGTTGCTACGCGCCAGAATTAGCTGGCGATTGTGAAACATGGTCATTTTAATATCGCAGGCGTCCAGCAGCTCCTTAGTAACGGCACTTGGTGCAATTACTTCGCGCTCTTCTTCGTCGTCATACTCATACATAGGCGCCGAAGGCACGTTAAAAAGGATAGCGTAGCCGGTAATAGTTCTTCCGCCTTCGCCTTCCTCGTTAGCTTCGCGTACGTGCAGCTCTGCCGCCGTGTGAAGCATACGCGTAATTAATGCGTCTTTATTCATTTTCTTGCGGTTCTTTATCCGTCTCCGGTTCTGTGTCCTTCGTCGGTGTGGTATTACTTGTAGGTGCCGTAGCTGCGCTACTCTCTGTTATGCCCTTAAGGTTAGCCGACACTAGTACGGTGTCACCACCTTCTACGGCGGGCTTATTCTCTTCACGGCGCCACTCATTTACGGTATATAAACCTGCTGCGATAGTCTGTGCCTGGTATTTAATACGGCTGTCAAGATCACAAGCATAAAGCCCACGGCGGTCAAACTGAAATTTACGCTTACAGCACAGCGACTGTGGCACCAGTTTACGGTGCAGTTCGTTCTCGATCCTACGCAGCAACGGGTTTAAAGTATTGCTTAAAAATGCCACATTGGCCATCTCAGCGCTTTTGTAATTGTTGCTTGTATCGTCGAAGACAAAGCTAGGGTGTACGCCAAAGAAACGGCAAATATCGCGTACGCTAAATTTGCGGGTTTCCAAAAACTGCATATCCGTACTACTCAGTGATAGCGGGCTAAATTTTGCCTGGCCCGGTATGGATACAATACGCGCACCTGTTCTAAACTGCTCATCCAGGCTCTTTGCTGTCTTGCTCAGCTCGTTGTCCTGGTACTCGCCAAAGCCTCTCACGCTGGTATCATTCGTAATGATACCGCGGACGTTACCGCCATTAGCGAAGCGGTTTAATGTCTCCCGATCTCCGGTACTGGCTATATTCATCGCTACGCGGGCGTAGGTTAGTGTAGACAAACCCACTTTACCGTCGCGTGTAAAGTTCTTGATATGTATAATATCTTCCTCGGCAAAAGTTCCATATACGCCAGCCTGTACGTCTATTACCGTATAGGTGTCAGTCAGCGTGTTATAGGCTACAGCTGTCGGACTTACCAGCGCCAGTCGTGATATATCCATAGTGGCTGCATCATACACCGGCACAATATAGGCGTTACCTTCCAGAAGTAAGTACTGTACTATCTGTCGCCAAAAGTCGAAGGCAGACAGATACGGGCACGGCTGCACTGTCAGCAGATAATGCAGACGGCTGTTTAGATCCTCGACAAAAATACCGTCTTTGGCGCGTAAATACTGCATTGGCAAATTAGCCACGCTGTCAGCTAAAAGATTTACGCAGCGATAGACGGCAGCCACGCTCAGGGCGCCCGCGTTGCCGTTTACCCATAGGTCTACGGCACCAGCTCTCGGCCCGTTGTTCGGGTCGGAAGTAGCGGCGTCAGAAGCGCTGCGCTTGAAAATGTTTAAAAAGCTGCGTACTATTCCCATCTTAATAACTGTTTCTACCATTCGTAGATACCGCAGTTTTTGGTACCACTTTTAGCCCGCTATCGCTCATAGTCGATAAATAATCTTAAGCACATAAGTTTCGTAATAACGCCGTCTATCTTCTGGCTGTGCTTTCTCTTCACCGGCTTACAATTTTCCAGCTTATCGGTATCTAGTACTGCATTGCCGAAGCAGTAGGAATTTATCGGGTTATCGTTGATAAATATATGCCCAGTTTTGGCTCCGTGCTCAAAGGATTCTACGGGCGCCGTAAACGTGCCGTACGTCTGTCGTACACCTCGTATCACGTTACCCGCTCCGGAAGCGGCCAGCATATTAATTACTTCTTGGCTCTTCCAGGGGTCGTATCCTATGCCCAGTATGCGTGCGTGCTCGTTGAGGTACAGCACGTAGCCCACTATCTCGCGATAGTCGATAACATCGCCAGCTGTCAGGTGTAGATAGCCTTTGGCTGCCCACGTCCTGTATAACTTCTCATTGACATGGCCCGGCAGCGCTCCTTCGGGGAAAAAGTACGCAGTGTGAAAATAGAAGCTCTTCTGTGTCTTGTCGTAAATACCCATAGTGACAGCGCTAAAGTCGTCGCTTTCGCTCAGGTCTATAGCCACCATCGCGTCCGGTCGGCCCTTCAAAGCGTCTATAGGCATAGGCCTACTAATATGGCGTGCCAGTGTACTACTTATCCAGCTACGCTGCTCATTCTCGGAATATACATTAAGTAGCTTTGTCCGAAAAGCTAGCATAGCCTCTGACCCATCGCGCAGCGCCTTCTTATACTCCTGCCTGTAAAACTCTATGCTTACCGTAATACCTAAATGCGGGTGCACCTTATACCACGTGGCCTCATCATCTTCGGCGTCGTTAATATCAGGCTCGAAGATATGCGCAAATAGGCTGTCGTCTTCATAATCTCCCAGCAGCACGGACTTATAGCCCTGTAGCATTTCGTAAAATGGTCCGTCGAAGACATCGGACGCAGTGGTAATTATAGCTGTCAGCGGGTTTTCTCGGACGCCCATAGACGTAGTTAATACGGTCAGCAGTTCGCTGTCCTTCGCCTGGCTGAACTCATCCATAATTACCGTACTGGCGTTAAGTCCATCTTTAGTACGTGCATTGGCCGTCAAGCACTGAGCAAAGGCACTACGATCACGGCGGCGGCTCTTTATCATCTGCTCGTTAACTGTGTATCTTCGCTCCTTCGGATCCAGGCGGCGGAAGCAGCCGCGGATCACGTCGAAGCACTTCTTTGCCTGGTCTGAACTGTTTGCGCCGGTATAGCATTCTGCGTTCGCGTCGCCGTATAGTACGTCGTAGATAGCCAGGGACGCAGTACTAGTGGTCTTGCTAAATTTACGCGGCACATATAGCACTACTTCTCGGACTACCCGGTGCCCGTTATGCCAGAAGGCAAATATACTGGTAAACTGAAAGCATTGCACCGGGGTTAACATATAGCGCTGCTGTCCTTTCTTACCGGGGAAATATAGGCTTTCGTAAAAGTCTATAAACTGCTGCACCTCTGTTACGTTAATGCCGTAGCGGTCGCACAAATCGAAAAAGCGCGCTACGGCCAGCTGCTCGTATAGGTTGTGTGCGTCAGGGTTAGCGGCTACGTTCCGCACGTAGTCGTCCAGCCTGCTATCCACACTTGATAGCCGGTACCTGTCTATATCCATACTGGCCAGCTTAGCCGTAACATCCAGCTTAGCCTGTAGCAGCCTGTCTTTCTCTTCTTCGGTCATTCTCTGTATTCTATCGTATCTATAGCTTTGCGCAGTATCTTCTCGCATCGCTGTATTAGCTCCGGGCGGCCTATCTCATAGTCGCCCACGTAGCCGTCCATAATCTCGTCCAGCCTTTCTATCTTCGGGTTTATGGTCGTGGCACTTATGCCTGTCTTCTTCTCCAGGTCTTTATCGACATCACGGCAGAAGCTCTTAAGCAGGCGCACCAGAAGGATAGCGCAAAGTGCGTCCGTCCTCATTTCGTCATGCTCCAGGCCCGCGTAGTTTTTTTTCAGCTCGTTGTTAATGGTGTGCCACATTATCTGCAAATCGAAGCCAAAGCGGCTCATAAACTCATCGGTACAGTTGCGGGCGCCCTCCAGGTGTGCTGTATCGACACTACGGCGCAGATAATTATAGTAATCTTCCTTCACCATCTTAACGGCTCGGCTGAGCTTCTTTACTTCGTCTATCCTGTGAGCTGCACAGTACGCCAGTACGCGGTCTATATACAGCCAAATAGTGTTAGCTACTATCACGGGCACATAGGCCATACGCAGGCGCGTTTCCTGGTCGTAGTAGTCAGCCAGTCGGGGCTTACGTTCCTTGCCTGGTAGCGGCGGAAGGTAGCCCATCTCTGCGATACGTTGAAACATACGCAGTTCGGCTGCCTGTAATTCGGTCATTGTCTCAGCTGGCATGGTTCAATCCTCCGGCTTTAGTATTACTGGCTTGGTACGCTTTTTGGTCAGCTTCCTAGTGAGGTCTGCCAGCGGGTCTTCGTCTGTTTCGCCGGCCAGGTCCTCCGCAGTGAGGCCTAAAGACTTCATCTGCCGGGTGATCATATCCTGCGCATCCTTCGCTATCTTAAAAACTGGGTGCGGCGCCAGCTTTTCGCCGTAGCGTGTGCGCTCCCATACCGTTGTCTCTTCCAGCCCGTCTATCTGGTCGTTAGCCAGCTCCAGGTTACGCATGGCGCTAGCCA